TCATTCCTCCTGAATCCGTTTCCAAACCTTCTCAAACTCATCCGGTGCCGGCTGCGACACAGAGTCATCCGGGATATGTTCTGCAGCCCACTCATATTCTTTTAGCAGTTCTTCATCTGTAAATTCTTCCAACTGTCTCCTTATCATAATTCGTAAAATCCCCCTCTCACAAATTATTGCAATCTTTTATGTATTATATTTTGTATTATATTATATAATACTATTTTGTAATATATCAATACTTTCCGATAGAACATATAATTTGTGATACAGGGAGGTATGCCAGATGGATAAAAAATTTATTGTCCGCCCCAAAAATTCTAATTCTAAAGACAACAAAATTGTTATGACAATAAGAATCGACCGGGAATTGCAGGAAGAGTATGACAAGCTGGCCGGGAAAAGCAACCGGTCACGCAATGAATTAATAAGCATGGCCATGCGTTATGCCTTAGAAAATTTAGAGTTTGTAGATTACGGCGAGGACCAATAATCCCCGCCGTTTTTTATTACTCCGCCGCCCAGTCCGCCCTATATCATCAGAACTCCCCTATATGCTGCTCCCCATCCGGCGCCACATACATTGCGCATTCCAGGGGATGGCCATACTCCGGTTCGAAATAATACCATTTTCCGTCAACCTGATGCCAATCCGTCAGGGCGTATCCATCAGGATTGAAATAGTACTTGTGATGGTTGATGACCTGCCAGCAGGACTTATAATAATCCGTGGTGCTATAGGCATACCACCAACCGTTAATGTCATGATGCCAGCCAACCTCATACGTGGGGGCCATCTTAGCAGCCACATCCCGCTTGAACTGCTCCCAGTCATCCGGATGGTCCACAAACCACTTGGGACATATCTTCCGGGTCACATCATAGTGCCGGATAAGCCCTCCATGCATCGGGTCCAGTCCCCAGCGCCTGCAGATATCTGCACACAGCTCCACGTAAGCTGCATAGGTGGCTGCCGTGAATCTGCCGGCGCTGTCTGGATGGCATGCCTCAATGCTAATGGTATAGGCGTTAGCTGAGTTAGTGCACCAGCTTATCTCATCCTCCGGTATCATCTGGATGACTTCCCCCTGCAGGCCGATGATGTAGTGGGCGCTGGCTTTGGTGGTGTGGGTATAACTCAGGTTCTCGAAGTAGTTCCGGTTGGCCTGGGCACTTGTCCCTGGATTACCTATGTAGTGGCAGGCCACTGCGGTTGTGCTGCCCCGCTTGGTCCCTGGCCTATTGTAGTTACTAACTGTTAAATACTGCTTGACTATGTTCATGTCGTACCTCCATTTCTAATCTCATTTATCTGTGCCATAATATCCGCAATCACCGCTTTGGTATCCTGCACGTACTCCACCGCCACATCCGGTTCCGGCCCTCCTGCGGTTACGGTCACATGGGTGGTGCCGGTGTAGGTGGTAAGGGCGTTCAGGGCGGACTGGGCTGCGGAGGGGAGGGGTTCCCAGGTGGGTGTGGCCGCCTGATAAACCATGGTCAGCGGATGTGTGGATAGCCAGGCGCGCCATTGTTCCAGTGTCCGCACATCGGTATTTGGCGGGCGGAAATACCTAGATACGGTGGCATTATGGTCACTATATATGCCGGTTGTACTTTTGTACTCCGCTTTCCATGCATAGGAAACATTGCTATATTTATCGCACATACTGGAATGGAAATTTTGGGCGGAGCCTGAAAAGGTGATGAAGAAACTTAATCCTTCAGTGCTATCTTCTGTGCTGTATAATCTCCAGTTCTCATTTACCCCGTCAAATACAACCTCCTTAATCCACCTTTCCACGCCCCACTCCCCGCCTCTGCGCATTATCCTGTCCCGTACATCCCCGATGCCACGTAACGGCTCCGTCAGGGTGATGGCCGCGGTACTGGACTGGTAGGGCTGCCAGGGGAGGGCTGTTGGGCCAGCATTAAGCATGGGATACACTATTTCATTAATATCCGATAATCCTCGGCTTAATTGGACAAAATAGTTTATTTTCGTTTCGGTTCCATCTACGTCAAAGGAGGTATCATTGATAACAACAGATGTACCATCACTATACCATTTTTTTGCTTTAACAAATATTTTTGGGTCGGCTGCCGGAACGCTTCCGCTGACACAATAGGTCCCAGGCGGAAGATTGTTTAAAACAACAGCTGAATTAGCAGGATTTTGTAATGTATCTCCTGTTACCAGGATACTTCCGTCCTCCTGAACAGAAAACGCCACTTCGTTATGGGTTCTTGCTAACCTAGATGTATCCATCAACTGCGCCCCAGTCACCATTACAGATGTGACATCCGTACCCAAAATCTCCTGCGGATATTCCAGGCTGGGGGATGGCTTTCCTCCGGTGTAGGGTTCCCAGGTTCCATCACCGGACTGGTACAGCATGGGATGATATGTTCCAGGCGTGATGGTGCTTCCAGCGTTTCCATGCAGGAAACATTCAATCCGAATATTATCATTATCAAGCATTTCACGTGTAATCTGCTTGGTGCTGTTTCCCTGCATTTCCGCCAATATTGTGCTTCCATTCCATATGCGCACATACAGTTTAGGCACTGTCGGGTCGCTTTTTAAAATCAGATTCCCAGGCATTAAATGATTTTTTAAATAATCTAGTTGGTAACTTGCGCTAAAGGCTCCAGTCAATGTTCCGGTGCCGGATATGCTGTAACCTCCATCACCATAATTGACAACGGCTCCGCCTGCGCTCTTATTTAGTTTACTACAATCCAGTAGCTGTGCCCCGGTCGTCACCATCTGCTCACTCCTGCCCGAAACCTCCAGGTCAGTCACCGGCGCTTCCCACGCATCCCCCACCGTAACCCGGCCCATACCGGATGCGGTGCCAATCAGGGCATTGGCATACTTGAGGTCGGTCTCACGCTTGTTATAGCCCACGAAGGTCTCCTTCTGGGACTCCACGTATGCCCTGTTATCCTCCAGAGCCTTGGCGGATGCAGCGGCTGACTGTGCCGATTCGGCGGCAGAACCGGCGGCGGCTGTCTTACTGGCCTGGGCATCATTGGCGTATCCCTGGGCAGTGGATACCTTACCCTCCATCTGCGCCACGAACTGCTCATACCAGGATGGGTCCGGCTCCGGAATCCCGCCGCCGATGTCCAGGCCGTCATGGATGGTGTAGGACGCGGGCAGGGTCTTCCAGGTCACGCGCTCCCCCATGCTGTTGATGCCGGTCGCGTATATCATCATCTGGACCCGGTCCGGCTCCTGGGTTGCCTGCGCCGGTACCTGCCAGCACAGTCTGATATAATTGTCCGTCCATGACACGTTGCAGGGTATGCTGTCACTGCCGCCATAGACCGTCTGGTAGTGGATGTACAGGTGTGCGGCCGTGAGGTCCAGGCCGTCATCGTACCGTGGCATCTGGAAGCCCACGAACTGGGCGTTCTGTTCGCCCCTGACCGATATCTGGTCGTTGAAGTCATCAATGCGCTTGTTGGTGACCGGGACATACTCCGGCTCCACGTACAGCGTATATGACGGGTAGTTATTGTCCTTGGTCCACGCTCCATCCCCGGCCGCGTAAGCCTGTCTTGTCAGTATCTCGTCTACTGTTGCCATGCCTGTCCACTCCCCCTCTCTTGCTTAATCGTAATCAGGTTGGTCGTTATCCTCTGGCCATTCTCACGCTGGCCTACCACACCGACCTTGAACGTGTCGTAGGCAGCCACCTCATCCGGGACGATGCAGGCACCACCCTGAATCAGCCTGCCGACCTCCTGGGACTGTAAGTATGGATAGAAGGCCGCTACCTGGACAGTCCCGTCCCAATCCGGGCCGAACTCAAATGCTGTTTGCAGGTAACCCGATGTGCCTGCAATGATGTTGCTGAAATCACAGCCAGGAGCCCTCGTTAACTCCTGGCCGGATACTCTAAATCTTAGTGTCCTCATAGCATTGCCTTTCTGTTGCGATATCGCAACTACTGGGCATCCTCCGTCCCGACAGCGCGCTCATCCTCTTTCCCGGTAGCCGGGCCTGTGGTCACGGTTGTCCTATCCTGCGCCCCCTTCTGCCTGGCCTTCTGCGCCACGTCATTTGCCCTCTGCTCTGCCGTCCTCTTGTCTGCATGTCCTCTTAATACTGCCATAGTCTTGTCCTCTCTTTCTATGTAGGGTTAATGGGTTGCCTGTTTCAGTTCCTTCAGCGTCTCGTCTGCCTCGATGGCCGCCTGGGTAAAGCTGTTGTTCTTCCACCACGCCGCGAGGGATGCCGCCACGGTCAAGGCCGCCGTCACTCCTTCATATACCGCCTCATTGGCCCACGGCAGGGGATTGTATCCTCCCATAGTCAATACCTGGTTAATTAAGGCTACGACCAGCACCACGGTTCTTGCGATTGTTGCTTTGTCTACTTTTTTCATATACATTTCCTCTCTTTCTTTAATGAAAAATCCCCTGCTGGATGGCGTAAAAAAAGAAGCCTATCAGGGATGTGGCTACCATGCCAATCAGTCCATATATGCTCCTTGTCTGCCTCTCCAGCTTGTCACACAGATTGTCAATCTTCACATCCCGGGCCGCCTCATGTATCTCCAGCTGGTCCAGCCGGTCCGCATGGTTGTTGATACGCTTCTCATGGGTGTCCAGTTTTTCCTTTAACAGTTCCTCATTCACATTTTGATACCTCACCTTTCTTTAGGATAAGCAGTTAAAACCGCTTCGGCCTCTGCCCTGATTCTTTCCGGGACCTGGTCGATTGTCCTTAATCCTTTCCGGATTAAGTCCGCATATACCTTAGCCATACCTACACCCCCAATCCTTCATAGATTTCCGCAAGTGCCAGCTGGGTATTGGTCACTTCCTCCTGTAATGCAAGGTTGGCCTCATGCTGCGCTGCAAGTGCCAGCTGGGCGGCGGTCAGTTCTTCCGTCAGCTGGGATACCTGCTTCTGCAGGCGCCCGATATCGGACTCCGGCGGATGGTTATACACAGGCTGTGGGTTGGCAGCGTCCGTCACGTCAATGCGTTCCAGGGTTGCCCCATCCGGGATATCCACCCACATACACTGCAGCCCCTGCGGCACTGAATCCTCCCCGTAGATGATGGACCATATGCGGCCTGTGGAATCATAGATTACTAATGCTCTCATGTTGTTTTCACGCTCCTTTTCTGATATAATGCTCTAAACCCTATGGGGTTTGGGGTAACTATTTTCTTATTGCTTCGATAATAAAGATTACAGGAAGCTTTGAGGGGTGGGTTGCCGGAAACGGTGAACTGTACCGCTATGGTGATAACGCCGCAGGGTTTGCGCCAAGTGCATACCCCAATGTCGTTGTATTTGACAGCGGCCAGATTACCGTAAATTGTACTAATTCAGCCTTGAACATGGAAATAAGAAGCAGCCAGTCATATAACACGGGACCATGGAATTATGTAAATGTCCTGCTCAACAGGACTGAGTCAATAGGGAGCGGGGCGGGATTCTTATCGAGCATACAAATCAACGGAATCAACATCTACTCTGAAGGCAGTGCGGAAATGAATTGCCTGAACTTTTACGACGAACGGAACGTAAGGTACCCTCTTGGAGGATTGAGTGTGACGGGTGCCGTGAAGCTGTTTGCCTACAGGTTCAGGGGGTCAATAAAGCGTATATATTTCAGTTAAGCTAACCTTATCCTCGTAAAATAATTTCCTTGTTTAATTCTTGTGAATATCACCGCACCAGAGTTTATTGTCTTTAAATTTGTTATATCCAATGTCACCGAAGTTAAATGTGCATCCATTGCGCTAAAAAAAGCAACAGTACTATTATTGTCATTAATATAAATTTTTAATGTACGATTACTTGTGCTGGAAGTCCCAATACTGTCAAATTGGCCTTCAAAAATCAATTTGCTATAACTTTGTACATTATAGCTTTTGGTAAATTGTATTGTATTTATTTCATTACTGCTCGGCTCACTAGTCATTACAATCCTTGTATTCTGGAAAGCCACACAGTTGGAGTTAATCGTAAATCCAGCGGGATTTGTACCGTTATAATACAGGTCCTGTGGTGTCGGTACCCATCCTTCGAAGCTTCCCGTAATCTTTATTCCAAACAGATTGAGGACATATCCCTTTTTTATCACGTTCGCGGGCGGCGGGGTGAATCCCGGCACCACTACATTACCTGTCAAATACCCCCCGCCATTCAACGTCTGTTGGGACGTTGTCGGCGTGATGGTCCTCCCTGCGATATCCGGCATGGTGCCGCCTATCGGATTCCCATCCTTATCCACAATTGTTTTTCCTTTGCGCACATCCGCAGCCGTTGCCGTCACAGGGTCAAGGTCGGCCCCTCCACCATAAGGTATCCAGATATCACTCATTCGCGCTCACCCCCACTAACTTGATGTTAAAATCAGATGTCGGTTTCTTCTTCGGGCAGTAAAACACAGCCTGCCCATCCAATGCCTTCCCGGCCTTGACCAATGCCCCCATCTTATCCCATATATCCGCCGTTGCCGCTGCCGTATCTGTCTTGATTGCACTTATCATCAGCACCTTATCTGTCTCCTTCAGGCCTTCCACGGCCACGGTCTGCGTATATGGGGCGGACGCGCTCCAGTCGGATGCCCGGAGGGTCAGTTCGACCTCTCGGGTCAGGCGGTTGATTTCGGTATTGGCGGCATTGATATCCTCTGGCCCGAACACATCCCCGTCTTGGCTGTATGCAGTCACATCCATGATTTCGGACTTTCCCTGCGCATCCGTACTTATCTGATATTTGCGGTTGCCCTCAAACACATCCGCCTTATAATCTGTCCTTAACATCCTTACCTCCTATTCCCTATTGCTCGCATGCCAAGCCTGAATGCCAGACGCTGCTGGCCACTAACCATGCTGTCATACATATCCCCCAGGTCCTTCAGTATCTGCTCGATATCATTCGCCTGATAGATGCTACTGTATGTGATTTTTACCGGGGTGGCCGGGGTGTTGTTTTTAGTATAATAAGCCGCACGGAGTTTCCTGATATTATCCAGTAACCGCGCCATCTCCGTATCCGTCCGGAAGTCCTCCATCCCCCACACCTTGGTCCGTATATCAACATGCAGCAACCCAGCCAGAAGCCCACAGGCCCCCTCCACACGGTTCAGGTCCGTATAGGCTATATATGCCCTATCCGTATCATTGGCCAGGTCATCCGCCGTCCTGTCCGTTATCAGCGTGTCTAATACCGTACTCATTTCACTGTCACCTCCGCTGTTACTTTACGCCGGCTGAATTTAAAATCCAGCTTCGTGATGTTGCCCGTCATCGTCCCCCGGAACCCGGTTACCACGTTCACACGGTTCCCCAGCTCCTGGTCATTGATGGTGGCCCGGAAGCTGATGCTCTCATTGTTGCTGTAGTACCCATACACCCGGTCCAGCACTGCCTGGGCATTACCCACCGTCACCAGTGTGGCGTCCTTGACCTCAGCAATGTTCTTATTTTGGGTAATCTTTGGGTTTTCTTTCAATAGTATGACCGTGCTATGGTTATATTTAAGACCAGTCAGCACCACCTCCCCGCCTGTGCCGGTTATATATGCATAATTGGCGTCATGGCCTCCCAGCGTCCCCCCGGTAATGGACAGGCTGTGGTAAGGCTCGGAAAACTCTATCTTGGTTGTCCCAGTCAGGATGCCCTTGTACAGCTGCGCCGATTCCACTCCCCGGTCATAGCTGTGTGCATACAACCGGATGCCGGTTATGATGTCACTGTGTTCCACCGACAGGCCCAGCCGGATGTCTCTGGCCGTGAACTCACCGGTGACCTCGGTCTGTTGTGGATATATGTACAGCTGCCGGTCGTAACTGGTATCCACCAGTGCGCCGATGGCAAAGGCCAGCTGCTGCAGTGCTACACGTTTAGTACATATTGGCAGATACCCGCTTACTCTCGTATCAACATAGGTATCATCCAAAAAATATGTGATACCTTCTCCGGCCATAATACTGGCCAGGATGTCTGATACCAAGGCATTGTTGTACACCCCACCCATGAACTGGTTATTATCCAGGATTCCCACTGCGTCCTGCGTCTCCACGGAATAACGTTTCGCCCCCAGCTGCTTACCGTCCTTCAGGTAATATATCCCCAGGATTGCCTCGTCAAAATACAACGTCTGTTTCTGACGCTTCTGGAACTCAAATGCATAGTCGGACCTGCTCCGGATGGTATAGTCCATGGTGTTGATGCTTACCTCTTCGGATATGGGGCTCAGGTCCATCAGGCAGCTGATATCCTCTATCTCATCATCCCTGAATACCCGGATAAGCCCCCAGGTAATCCCTGTCAGGAATACATTCCGGTATGGCTTACTTGTCTGACGGAATGTAACGACCACCCGGTTATAATAATCCACGATGCCATAGCAGAAATAGTCCGGGCCATCCGGGCAATAGTCCTGTTCGGACAGCAACTCGTCATCCCTGTACCATCTTATATTGACCTTGCTGCAGTAATCCCCGGAATAATCATTGAATCTAAGGGTTATCCCCACGCTGGAATGGTTCTGCGTGAATGAGAATGTGATGGCCGGCGGGACCGCGAACACCCCATCGGCGCCCGATATGCTGTCACTTACGTATCCCATGTCATCCAGGTCATCCGGCGCATTGGTATAGCTGCCATCCATCCTGGCGTACCTGGGCAGGCACATGGCATAATCCGGGAACTCCACCCCGGCCCTCAGGTCCTGCAGGTCAACGTAGTAATCCTTATCATCGGACGATGCCATGCTGTCCTCTGCGGCCCCCAGGGCAATGTCATCGTAGACAATCTTAAGCCCACCTGCATCCGTCATCCTCTGGTTCTTCAGCACGGACAGCCACAGGTAACGGTATGGACGGTTGGTCTCAAGGTATGTGATGACCAGCTGGTTAAACAGCGGCACCTTGGCCCGGCAGAAATACTCCACCCCATCGGGCTTAAATTCCTGCTCCTGGACCAGTTCCGTATCCTTATACCAGGTAATCTTAAGCCTGCTGGCGTAATCCCCGGATACCCGGTTGAACACCATGGACACGCCATTGCTGGTCTTAAGCCGGTCAAAGGTGACCGTTATCACTGGCGGCACCCCAAAGGCCCCATCCTGGCCACTCAGGGCCGTGCTGATGTACCCATTCTTACCACCCGGGATTGCATCCGGGGTATTCGCATAGGTCCCGTCCAGCCTCGCATACCGCGGCAGGCAGTAGGCATAGGGCGGTAAGTTCTGTTCAAAACTGGTCAGGTCATCCACGGATGAGTACGGCTGTTGTCCGTTGGTCCCTACCCTTATGTCCCACTTCATCTTACCGCCTCCTCTGTGGTTCCATTGCCGTAAAATTCAGGGACAGGCCATCCATGCCCCAGATATTCCTACCATTCCTTATCCGTAGCTTATCCTTCCCCTGGCTGACATAAGCCTGGAAGGTCAATGTCTCCTGGCCGTAAGGGAAGGTCATCTCATGGCTCGCGTAGTTCGGGTCGGATATGATGTTGTAGAACGCATCATAGGATGCCAGGTCATCCGTCTTGGGGTAGATTTTCATCGTATAGTTATAGAAGGTCCCTATGATGTCCCTGTCCATGGTGTAATCCATGGTACGTCCGGACTGCTCGGAATCCGTAACGGCAAAGCTGCGTTCCAGTGAATCCTTCTCCACCTCAACATTATAGGCCTTACCGTCCAGCAAGAATACATTATCCATGTCAACCTCCTACGATTACCAGGCTCACACCCTTGCGGGCCGCCTCCTTGTCAAGTTCCGGTTTAAGCACCCGTGCCAGCGCAGCCAGGTTCCCGGTCAGGTTCAAGACAATCTGTATTGGCCTGTTCCCTTCCGCCTGCAGGCGGCTTATCATCTCATCCATCCTGGCCACCAGATACCCCAGCGTCTCCTCCTGGCCATATCCTGCCGTGTTCCTCATGCCTGTGGACATTTCCCCGGCGCGCGGTGGGACAACCGTCCCCCTGGCCATCCTGGGCAGGTACGATGCTGCATTAGGGATGTTTATGCCGATTGGAAGCTGTACTTCCACCCCGTCAAATACATCCAGTACTCCATCCAGCCACTTCTGGACCGTGCTCCTGGATGATGCTGCCATAGCACTGATACCATCGTTAAATCCACGCACCACATACTCTGCAATGCCGTAGAACTCCTTGGACGGTGAGTTGATGTCAAACTCTTCCTCGGCCTCTTCCATGGCCTCACGTGCCCACTTTTTAATGGCAGCCTTTGCCATGTATGCAAAATCAGAGATACCGTCTGCAAAACCTTCGTTGATGCGTTTGGCCATGTCATAGAAGGCTGCATACATCCCTCCGGTCCCTTCCAGGTCACTGTCGCCCCAGAACCATTCCCTCACGTTCCTTGCCCAGGTCTCCATGGGTGACTGGGTCTCGGTATGGCTGTCGTCAATCTTGGTCTTGAACGCCTGGATGATGATGTCCGCGAACTTCGTCCAGGACAGTTCGTTTACCCCCTTATCCTCGGCATCCCCCACGAACCACTTCCGGACATTCTCCGCCCAGGTCTCCATGATGCTCTGGGATTGGGTATAGTTTTTATTGACAGTATTGTTGAAGCCCCCCATGATGCTGGTGGCCCACTTCTTGGACTCCGTGGAATCCCCGGTGCTGATCCCGAATTTTTCCGAAAACCAGCTGGCCACACCGGATGCCCAGGATTTCACTACGTTCTGGGATGCTGTCTGTTCATTGGTCACCCCCTGGTTGAATCCGGCAACTGTGTTTGAGCCGATGCCGGCCAGGACGGTGGATGGGCTATGGATGCCCAGCAGGCCCTTAAAATGCTTAATAAACGGATCTGTAATATTCTGTTTTATGAAAGTACCAGGATTGGCAAAAAATTCCTTAATCCCACCACAGAACCCTTCCCATAAATACTTAGCCAGGTCCACTAATGTCGGTCCCAGGGTCTGAATCACAGCCCATACGATAAGTACAACGGAATCCACTACCCCAACAAATACGCCCCACCAATCCACGCTCTTAAGCGCATCGGCCAGCCCCTGCCCCAATGAGGACCAATCTGTCTGCTGCATAAAGGTTATGAACGCATTCAATAGCCCAAGTACAAAATCGCTCACTGCGGTTCCTGCGCCTATCCAATCAAATGTTTGGAAAAACGTACTTAGGCTGGTTGCAAGCTGGGTGCCGAATCCAACCCAATCGAACGTGGCCGCGAACTCTCCCAGGGTACTGAAGGCGGCGTTCAGGCCGGCCGCAAAAAGATACCCCAGCTGTGCCCAGTCAATCTGGCCTGTGAGGCCCATAAGGCAGGTCGCAATGGCGGCTCCAATTGCCCCCCAGTCCACGGCCAGTACAAAGCCTAGAAGACCGGATATCTTGGCCTGGAAGAAGGCACCTATTGTCGCGCCGAACAGATTCCAATCAACCGTATCAATCATCCCCATCAGGCCTACTCCCAGTGCATTGCCCAGCATGAACCAGTCAATCTGTGTGAGCAGTAGGTATAGGGTATTGGCCAGGGTGTTGATGCCGGTACCGAACATGATTCCGATGGCATACCAATCGATAGTGGATACAAGGCTGTTGAACAGGGTCGTGAAGGCTGTCACGAATGCGGTTATCTGTGCCCCGATGTTATCCCAGCTGATGAACTGTGTGAAGCCCTGTACGGCCTCGTTGATTTTCTGGCCAATCAGCTGGCCGATGCCTTCCCAGTCCCCGGCTGCGAACATCTCCTTCAGCTGGTTAGCAAAATCACTGATGCCCTGGTCAATACCGACTGTCTCAAA